CCTTAGAAGTACGCTCTACCAGCACCGGGGCGGCTTTTATGGCCTTCCATCGCCCCACTTTTTATGCTGCTTACTTTGGCCTTGACAGCGACAACGTGTGGAAAGTGGGCGGCTGGTCCATGGGGGCCAATGCTTACCCGATTCTCCACTCCAACAACTACAACAGCTATGCACCAACGCTGACGGGTACAGGTGCAAGTGGTACGTGGGGCATCTCGGTCAGCGGCAATGCAGCCTCGGCAACGAGACTTATCAACCTGCGCACCATCAACGGTGTCGGCTTTGACGGCACTGCTAACATCACTGTAGCTGACTCGACCAAGCTGGCGTTAAGCGGCGGCACGATGACTGGTGCAATCACGACGCCAAACGGTGCCGTTGGCATCAACATAGGCGACGATGTGCGCTTTGCTGATCGCAACGTCGCAAACACCCTGTATTTGGAAGGTCAGGCAAACAACGACCGGGGCTACATCAACTTTGGCTCCACTGCAGGCACCGTATTGGGCGCAATCGCAGGCGGCGCACTCACGTACAACAATAACGTGGTGCTGCATGCAGGCAACTACACCAGCTACAGCCCTTCATTGACAGGATCGGGCGCTTCTGGCTCCTGGGGCATCTCTGTTACTGGTTCTGCTGCGACGCTGACCACAGCTCGCACGCTGTGGGGTCAGAGCTTCAACGGTTCCGCCAACGTGACCGGTGCGCTCTCCAGCGTCACCACGCTCGCCATGTCTGGCCAGCTCACCAACACGGTGGCTGTCGGCACAGCACCGATGGTTATCACCAGCACGACTCGAGTTGCGAACCTGAACGTCGCAACAGCGGGCACGGCAGACACCCTGACCACAGCTCGCACGATCAACGGTGTGAGCTTCAACGGCAGTGCCAACATCACAGTCGCCGATTCGACCAAGCTGCCGCTGGCTGGTGGAACGCTGACAGGCGCTCTCACGATCCAGTCAGCAGCGCCGATCCTGAACTTCTTCGAGAGCGATCAGACTCTCCCCGCTGGTCGTCGCCGATTTGTGCAGGACGGAAACACGTTCTCACTGCGCCGGAATACTGCGGCAGGTGGCGATTTTTCCACCGAGGTTTACGACCTCAACGTGGATGCCTCCGGGAACTTCACTGCACTCGGCAACGTCACTGCCTACTCGGACGAGCGCGTCAAGGAGAACTGGGAGAGCCTGGCAGATGACTTTGTTGATCGCCTGGCCGAGATCAAATCCGGCACGTTCGACAGAACTGACATCAAGAAGCGCCAGGCCGGTGTGTCTGCTCAGTCGATGCAGAAGCTGCTTCCTGAAGTCGTGGACTACCACGAGAAGGAAGAGCTGCTGTCAGTTGCATACGGCAACGCTGCGCTGGTTTCTGCTGTTGAGCTGGCCAAGGACAACCTCAAGCTGCGAGCTCGTGTGGAGCGCCTCGAAGCGCTGGTTGAAAAGTTGATCGGGGACTGAGATGACGCTGCCAGTTTCGCCCAATGCGATCTCGCTGTCCCAAGTCAACACGGAGCTTGGCAGGTCTGCAACTGCAGCTCTGAGCATGAACGACGTTCAGTGCCGAAGCCTTGCAGGCAACGGCACTACGGTTGCCTCAGGTGCAAGCTGGAGCCTTGGAACAATTCGTGGCCGGCAATGGAAAAGGTACAGCCTGGTTAGCACAATCTTTTACTGGGTCCAGTTTGGCGCAGGAGGAGGTCAAGTTGTATATGACGGCGCAACGCGAGGATCTTTTGTGGGCAGTGCGCCTTCTAGCTTTACTACTGGTGGCTACACATATTACAGGGGGAATTTTATGTATACCGAGACTGTAACTGTGGGCTACTACAGCGACACCAACTCTTATTATGAAATCTCTCGAGCTTGAAAGACAAACCAATGATTGCAAAGTTCAACATCAAAAGTGTCAAAGTCTTCGATAAGATCGGGGATGCGATTAACGTAATTGGCATGGTCGAATGGGTTGTTCGTATTTCAAACGAAGAGACTTCGATTCTGGGTATGGGTGAAACATTCATCCCAATTGGTGACCTTACAAACTTCACTGCTGTCGAAGATTTAGACGAGCAAACAGTGATGTCGTGGGTCATTGCCGCAGAAGGCGGAGATGAGTTTGTTCAGCGACTGATTGATGTACACGGGCCAATGCTTGAGCGCAAAGCCATTATGTCCAGGATGACCGTCTTAAAGGTTCCGTTTGCGGGAGCTGATCCAAACAGACAAATCTTCCCAACCACTTCTTCTGGGACAATCCCGTCGGCAGGTCAAATGGGCTTGCAGGCAATGAACCCAAGCCGACCAGCCAATACTCTTCAATCAGTTTAAGGATTGCCATGACCGCACCAATCATCAACGTAGGCCTTGTATCAAACGTCTTTGTTCGGCAAATGCACTTTGCTGCAGTGGGCGACTCAGAAGTGGGGCACAAGCATCGCTACGACCACATGACGCTGCTCGCCAAAGGTCAGCTCAGGGTCACCGTCAACGGCCAAGCAACCGACTACACAGCGCCGATGATGATCTTTATTCGTGCCAACCTGGTGCATGAGCTCGAGTGCCTCTCTGAGAACACGGTGGCTTACTGCATCCACGGACTGCGTGATGCCGACAAGTCAGACGACATTGTTTCGCCAGACATGGTTCCTCGTGGTGTTGTACTTCGCTCAATGATTGCTCAGGTCATCGAGTAAATGACTGCGGTTAACCGATTTCATTCCTCAGAGTTTTTTGGGGGCGCACCCATTCCTGACGAATGGGAAGATGCCCGTGCGTTCATGAATTGGTACATGACGAACGGAATGCCGTGGATGATTCCATGGGGAGCGGAAGTGATCTGCTCTGACGATGCAACTGCTATTGCTCTGTTTCGTAAGGGACGTTGGCTTGCTGAACTTTACTTGGTTCATCCGAATCTGCCTGTGCCGGTTCATTCGCATCCAGACGTTGAGTCGATCATCGTGTACTTAGGCGGTGGTGAGCAGGAGCAAGAGGATGAATTCGGTATGTCCACCAAGTGGGGCGTGATTGCTCCTCTCTTAAAGAGCGGCGAAACCCATGGCGGAAGACCTTTTGGTCAGTCTGCAAAAGGGTATGCCATGATCAATTTTCAGCACTGGCCCGAAGGCGTTGAAGTAACCTCTGCAGCTGTTCGCTGGCAAGGTGACACAGCCGGCCCAAAACAAGATGCACTGATTGCCAGGTATTTCCCGGCAGCAGTTCCTGTACCTGGCTTTGCAGATATAACTGCTTGTGCTCCAACTCCAATTCTTTAACCAACCAAGGAACCACCATGTCCGCAACCTTTGAAACCAAAATCAATGCCATCCGCACCGGTACCGTGGGCGAGCTCACAAACGTCGTCAAGCGCGTCGAATTTACTGTGAAGGGTACTGAGCAAGGCCAGAACTTTGAGCTGCCTCAGAACGTCGATTTGGCCGATCCACAGAGCGAGGCCTTCGTGCCCTTGGCTCAAGTGACTGAAGCCAACGTGGTTCAGTGGGTGAACGAGAACTTCACCAACATGAGTGCTGTTCAAGAGCATATCCAATACGTGCTGAACCAAGAGGTAGCCAAGGTTGCTCTGGCTGAAGCTCCTCTTCCTTGGGCTCCAGCTCCTGAGCCTGTTACTCCCTGATCCATAGAAAGCTGTACTCATGGAACAGATGGACGTATCCCACCGGGAGATCTATGACCGCTTGATAGCGGTCGAAGCAAAGGTCGACAAGATCGACAAGGCCACTACTGATGTGGTGGCTGCATTCGGTGCCGCTCAAGGCGCTTTCGTTGTTCTCGAATGGTTCGGCAAGATTGCAAAACCAATCCTTTGGGTTGGCGCATCAATCACCGCGATCGGAGTCATATGGCAAAACATCCGCATTAAGTAAGAAAGGGGGTTTCTATGGAACCCATCACCATGGCCCTGACTGCCATGGCTGCTGTTCAAAAGACAGTATCCATGATCAAGCAGGCATCTAAAACCGCTGATGATGTGAGAAGTCTTGGCCCCTTGTTGGGCAGGTACTTCGAGCAGAAACATGAAGTCTCCAAGGCGCTGAACCAAGCTAAAAGCAAGGGCGGCTCCAACATGGGCAAGGCGGTCCAGATTGAACTGGATCTAAAAGCCCAACGTGACTTCGAAGAACAGGTCAAAGGCCTCTTCTTCCCTAACAACATGGATGTCTGGAACTCCATCATGGTCCGAGTGGCCGAGATGGACAAGCAAGACAAGATTGATCAGCAGATAGCTCGAGATCGTCAACGCCGAGCCAAGCAGGATCAAGAAGAGTTCATTGAGATCCTGATCGTTGTCGGTGGCGTCATCGTCATCTTTGCCTTGGTTGGCTTTGGTGCCTACCTCGTTATGTTCGAGATGAAGCGATGAAATATCTGATCTTGCTCTGTTTAGGACTCTTCACAGGTTGTGAAGAGCAATACCGCTATTACTGTCAGAACCCAGACAACTTCCATGCAGAACGCTGCCAGAAGCCAAAGTGTCAATTCACTCAGACTTGTCCGGAGTATCTAGTCGCCCCAGTTTTGGAGAAACAAATTGAACAAACAAGACCGGCCTCTGAGCCCACACCTGTCCGCTGAAGAGGCGGTCATGATCATGGAGGTCCGAGTCTGGGCCTTCGTTGTTGTGGCTGTGACCATCATCTTGTTTGGCATTGTGGTGGCTCTCCTGTACTCCGTGACCTTCGTAACGCAGCCAATCAAGTCAATGGCTCCCATTGACCAGGCCTACACGAAGATGCTGAATGACATCGTGCTGCTGATTGTTGGTGGTATTGGTGGTGTGATCGGCAAGCGTGCTGTATCGACAGCAGCCAAAGCATTTTCACCACAGCCGCCACACCAGCCGATGTGCCAGCCAATGATGGGTGGCTACAACCAGAACAGTTACGCCCCTCCACAGTCTGCGTATGGCTTGCCATCACAGCCGTTCGGTGCAATGCCTGTCTGGAAGAACCCAGAGCTCGATGAGAGCTGGACACCAGGTCCGCCTCCCACGACACCGCCTGAATATCAAGAGCCTGACGAAGACCGCGCAGAGATTGCTGCAGCACGGAAGGAAGAAGAATGAATCCGCTAACCCTTTACCCAGCGATTGCGCTTGTTGCACTCCTTGCCATAGGTGGCTTCTACAAGTACGGCTACAGCAACGGTTGGGATGATCGGGATACCGAGACTCAAATAGAGATTGCTCGCAAGAACGAAGAAGCTCGAGTCAAAGAGCAAGAGATGGCAGCAGTTGTTTCTGCCAAGGAAGCTGAACTTAGAAAGGCCAACGATGTTGTCAACAAAAAGCAAACTGACCTTAATCGCCTCATTGTTACTGGCAGGGTGCGCCTCCCCACCGCCAGTTGTCCACAAGCCAGCGTCAATCCCGCCACTCCCTCAGGAGATCGGGACAAAGCGCCAAGCCAACCTGACCCAGCGACTGACGGACCTTCTGATTCCGAGCGAGAAACCCTCCAGCTCATCGCTCAAATCGCCGCAGACGGAGACCGAGCAATCAACCAGCTCAACGCCTGCATTGACGCCTACGAAGAAGTAAGGAGAACAGCAAATGCTAACCGCTGAACAATTACAACGACTGCACATTGCTCCTCAATGGGCCGATGCACTGAACGCTACCTTTGAGCGGTTCAACATCCTGACGCCTCGTCAGCAAGCAGCCTTCATTGGCCAGTGTGGCCATGAGAGCGGAAACTTCCGTGTGCTTGAAGAGAACCTCAACTACCGTGCTGCCACGTT